AACACAAAGCGATGCAACAGTCACGATTACGTTTGCATCTGATCACAATATTTCTCAGTACGATATTATTAAGCTGGATAATTTTACCGCTATTACCAATTCTGATTTTAGTTCTGGTGATTTTGATGATAAAGTATTCATGGTTGCAACTGTCCCTACTTCAACAACGATTACAATTGAAATGGAATCGAATGAATCAGGATCAGGAGCATCCACATCAGGTGGAATAAGAGTTCAACACTACTATTCAATAGGACCTTCAGTTGAAGAATCAGCTGCTGGTTGGGGATTAGGAGTATGGGGTGGTACTACTGCGGGTGCAGTTACATCTACTTTAGATGGAGCATTAACAAATTCTTCCACAAGTATTGTACTTGATGATTCTACAGGATTTCCTGCTTCAGGAACTGTTATAATAGATGATGAAAGAATTG